GTTTAGTAGGCTAATCATAGACTTAAAGCCACCCTTGGTTTTCTTTTGACCAGCCATAGAATAAACAAGCCCAGCTCTAATCAGCGATGGGTTATATTCTGGAAAACCGCTACCAGGATTGTTTGACCAATTGTTTGGTGGGCCAAAAACAAACGCAGGCACTTTAGCCCTAGCATCTTGAACAATAGGGCTTAATTGAGCCTTAATTTGATTGTTCATTTCCTTGGCTATATTAGGTGCTAATTCTTTCAGGGCTTTTCTAAACCCTTCTAGACCTTCTACCTCTACTGGCATGATTCCTATCTTCCGCCTGTTTCTTTAGCACTTCTTGTATAGCTCTTAACATACTGCTATCCATATTGATAAACTCCCTAGGCGCAATCCCTGTATGTACAGATAGCTGGGCTATTCTGTACGTATAGGAATCACGCGTTAGCCATTTGGGGAATCATCACCAAGAACTTCAACAGCCTTTAAAGTGCTCAAAAACTTATCCCCAAATGGATAAACCTCTGGAGCATCTGCTCTACGCAGACATTCCCATGCAAGCCAATAGATGTCACTTTGCTTTTGATCTTCTCTGAAAGCCTTGTAAAAGCCTTTCTTAGCGTATTGCTCAAAAGCATATTCAACAGCAGGTGTTATCTCGTGGATACTTTCCGTGCCATCTGCCCTTACAACTTTAAGACTTGCCATTTTTTGCCCCTTTGTTAAATTAGAACGTGCCTGAATCGGCTACTGTTACTACTGAGTTTACAGTAAATGTGATGTCTTGTGTGGACATATCGCCAACACCGCCATTAATTGGTGTTAGATTGTTTACCAAAATATCACCAGTAAATAGCTTATTGGTTGCTGATACTGCTGTGCCTTTATCTTGTAAAAGCTTCCAAGCAACAGTTGTGCCATAAGCATCTGATAATGTATCTAGCACGGAAGTAGCAGCTTGGTCATTCAAAAATGACACAGTAAGGGTAGCTGATTCCAAGCCTTTTACAAATTTGTGTGAAGCATCGCCCATGGCGCTGACCTCAAGTTCATCAAAAGCTTGGTTTAGTGTTACCGATGTTACGTGATCGGAAAGGTCAACCGCGTTGATTTTCAATCCGACCTTGTTATTTAGCGTAATCGCCACGATTACTCCTCATCTTTCTTTGTTGGTTTTGGTTCTTTCTTTTCTGCGCTAGGGGTAACCTGACCAATCTTGATCAGAAAAGCCTCACGCTCTTTGTCATTATCAGCCATATTAACTCCAATCGGATAGAACGCTGATTGATACTTCACCGGATAGCAGATCGCCTGCTGTTCCGGTTAAGACCGCCGGGGCGCTGAAAGTTCCAATTGAGTATGCAATTGATGATGCTTCCAGCTTGTTTACTATATTCAGGTAATAATCTTCAATGTTAATTAGGTTGCCTTGGTTATCAAACATAGGGGTTAGCACTATGAGCTTGAAGTTAACCTTAGGCTTGATTGCTTTGTAATGGTCGTTGCTTGGCTCAATATAAGGATCATCAGGTTGCACCACGATGCTATTAGCAAGCGGTGTGGCAGGGGGGAAGGAAAACACCTGCCACGCCGTATTGTCAGTTAGCGCAGCCGCGATTGTTCCTCGTAGGGTAGAGATTGCTGACATTATCCTACTTGACCGCCCGGTGCTAAGTGATCCGCAAGTAAACCGCGAACACGTGCCATTAAGGTATTGCCCATGCGATACGGCGAAGGTTGAAAGTCTGGTGAGATGCCGCCAGCGTTAGAAGCTTGGCGAGCCTGCCAAATGTCAACAGCGACCATTAGTGATGCTAAGTTGACTTCAGCTAAAGTTGCGTAGTCTATTGATTGTGTGCCATAAACACGACCCCATGGTGCGATTGTATGGTATTCGCGTGTCGTAATCTGCGCATCAACAAACTCTAGCCAATTTTTACCAACGGCAGTAATTGTTGCTGAGCCATTGAAATGTTGACGTACATTTTCAACAGTTATTGTATCGCCAACTAAAAATTGATCTACGTTCTCATAAATATAAATGCGCCCTGTTGTGCCTGTGGCTTCCAATGCGTAAACAGATTGCGTGTTAAACCATAACTTGCTTTTTACAATATCTTCAGCAGCTTGGCAGCATTCTTCCACTACTGCTGAGCTGTATAAAGCACCAATGCCAAGAGCAGAACGCAGTTCCGCTTCAGTTACGTATGTTGCAGGCATTGTCTTTCCTTTCTAATGTTAGCCCCGGCGCAAGGGCTGTGCGCCGGGGTAACTCTACGATCTAGTTAGTTAGATCAGGACTTGTTGAACCAGTTTGCACCAGCGCCAACCTTGGTAGCTAATGCACCATATCCGTAGTACAGCAAGTCAATTGTGCCATCGCTGTTTACGTTTGTGCGAAGCTGGAAGCGTGGTGATTCAAACCATTGATATGAATCTGGGTTGACAACTACCATTGAGTAATCGCCTAGACCTGTTGCGCCAGTTCCGCTAATTTGGCGGTTGACACGCAAGGTTAATCCTGCAACAGTTCCTGAAACAGAATCAGGTGAAAGAACGCCACCATTGTTCTGTGGATTTGATGCGATGTAGATTGGTCTTCCACCATCTTCATAGGACATAATCTTTGCCCATTGTTCTGGTGAAACCACAATGTTGCGAGCAAAGCCAAGTGTTCCCTTGTAGATTGCGCCTGCTGCGTTTGCGATATAAGTCAAAAGACCTGTCTTGTCCTCAGTTGTTGCAGTTGCGTTTAGAACGCCATCGTTTGCAACTTCAGCAGTTACGTAGTAATCAGTTTCCTTTGCGTATGCAAACTCCATTTGGCGAACAAGCTCATCAAAGAATGCTGGGCTTGAACGATCAATTAGCTCAACAGTTGTAATAGCGCGGCCTTTGAATGGCTTGACATCAACGTTGATAAAGGATGCAGTTAGTTGTGAATCAGCAATTGCCTGATTCTCATCAATCTGATCTACTGTTGGAACAGCAGTTACTTTAGGAATCTGGAATACAAGGCCAGCATCAGGCAGAGTTCCACGGCTGATTGAATCAATCATTGGGCGGTCTGCATTTGATAGTGGGTTAATAATCTCTGTTAGCTGACGTGTTGGAACCATGCCAGGTGCAGTTGTTGTTTCGTTATCGGCAGCGCGAACATACATCGCTGCATCTTCATCGCCAAGGAACTTTGCACGTAGGGTGTTCTCTAGGTATTTAGCCTTAGTGAACTCTAAACGTGGCTTGGCATAAATTGGTGCTGTAACTGTTGGGCGCGAAGCTTCCACCGCAGGGGCTTCAACCTCAGGCGCAACGGCTACGGCGTTTGTTGTGTCTTCCACAACGGCCTCGCTTTCGTTTTGGGTTGTTATTTCTTTTGCAGCATCATCTTCAGATGCAGCAACGCTCAAAACTTCCGCGCTCTTAAACGCAGCAGCTTGAACAAGACTTGTTTCTTCCATTTTGCTTTTTAGCACACGATATACGCCACCATCGCGCTTGCCATCAATGACTTCAACGCCAACTGATAAACCGCTACGTAGTTGCTCAGATGCTTCAATTAAAGCATCGTTTCCGCGTGTCGTGTTGCTAATCTTAAATGTGGCATACATGCCATCTTCATCTTCTCTGTAAGACACCATGCGACCAATTGGCTTTTTTGCATCGTGCTCTAGCAAAAGCTTTGGCTTAGGGCTGTCAGGGATTTCAATTGATCCTTTTTCAAACACAACTTTGCCAGCAGATGTCTGCCCAATCTCACCATCAAACGGCACAATTTTGCCAGAGATGGTGCGCTCACTAATTGAGCATTCTAAATCGCTAGTAAATGTTAGGTGCATTTTCATTTCCGTTCGGTGATAGGTTTTCCATTTCCATAGCTTGTTCTACTGAGATCAAGCCAAGTGTTAACATTTTTTCTATTACTGCTAAACGCTCTAACGCATTAACTGCCAAAAACGCTTCTTCAACGTCAAACTTGACAATGTTTGTGCTTGCCGTTATGTCATTCATGCTAAGTCTGTCCTGAATGGCGTGTAGATAAGGCGCAAGAGATAGTGAAACAAATTGTCTGCGCTCATCTTGCACATTGGCATACGTCATGCTGTTGTTCATATCTGCGCTTATGTAATATGCAGGCACATTCATCAAACGTGCTACTTGCGTTGACATATTTTGTATTAAGTCAACATAGCCCATATCTTTAGGACTAAAACTAGTCGGCACGTAATCTAAAGTGCTAGTCAGATAGGCTGTTGCGCGCTGTGATCGTGCCGACTTCCATGCTGCCAAGATTGCTTGGACTTCTTCCTGTGATAAATCTGCACCTGTGTTTTTAATGACACCTGAAGGCATTGGGGTAGCAGTTGCAACGCTTGTAGATTTATCTAAATCAATTGCAGCTCTTAATGTTCTTGCGCCACGTGCTAAAACGCCTTCATCTAAACCTTGGAATGTAATCAAAGAGCCAAGGCCAGACATTGGCACTTCTTTGCCATCAACGTAATAGCGTGTTATGTATTGTGTTACAGGATCGCTATCAAATGACACGCGACCTGGTGCAATCCATTCAAATCGTGCTGGTCTGCCATCATCAAAGTAAGTTTCAGTTACGCGCCAATAAGCAACGCCAAAAAATAATAGTGAATCTACTGTCCAAGCTAATGTTACAGATATTGGCTGAGCTGATGCTGGTTGCTCTAGCCATAGTGGCTTGCCTAGCTTTTCGCCTGTGCTTTTCTTGTATAAGCAAAGCGGAAATGTTGCGATAGTTCCTGCAATAAGATTTCTGCACCTAGCCACTGAAGGTACGCTGATAGCTTCTTCGCGACCAACTGCATTAAACGCTAATGGAAGAAAATAATTAAAAGAATCCGTCATTAACGGCGGAGCAAGCTGCGCCTCTATTTTTGCAGGGCGGAAGCGATCAAATAGACCCATCGTTTAAGGATACCACACAAATCAGACATTCCTACCATTTCAGACATAGATTTGTGCCTTGCTTTGTGGCTTTAGCAATTGATGCACCACCATGGCTAATGAGATGGCAGCAGACACATCCCCGGCAGATTTACGGCGCACGATTCTCCATCCGGCATCCGATTCTTTAGCTGCACAGTTATTCATGCTATCAACTAACGTTTGCTGGCCTGCGTGAACTAATCTGCCGTT